TAAATTCTGTATATAAGTTGCAGCCGAATATTGAACTGTAATCGTTCACCGGCAATGTACTAAAATAGCTATTGAATTCATAAGAATTATTGACTTCTTGTTGAGAAACTGAATTTGTTTCTGTAAATGTTTGCGTTTGAGAGGGATGTCCTCGCTCACGCTTTATATCGTCTTTAGGCATATTTCGAGATGTCTCCTTTCTCAATATGTAATTTTATTAGTTTATAAGAGTACAAAACTCATATTCCGAGGTGTCTCCAACCAAGTCTTGTTCAAGCAATCCGATAAAATAATTACCATATGCTAAACTAACATATCTATCTTTCGTGTTACTACCTGTTTCGAAAAGTGTAATTATTCCTGTTTGCTCATTACGAGTGTACTCCAATGACATCATTTCATTAATGAGAGCTTGTGTCTCAAGGTAAGGTCTTTCATAAAATACAGCCACATCTACGTCAGGTGTAGAAGTATATTCGGGAATGTGCGATTCGAGGATGTCTTTTGCCTCATCTAAATTTACAAGCAAATCAATCATATGGCTTTCCAATGTTCCTCTTAATGCAATAGCAATATCATTATTTAATTTTTGACTTGCATTAATTGTAAAAACATTTTCTACCGCACCTGCGACATTAACACGCTTAGCAATATCTTTGTCATTCATACAACGCCATGCTGGATATTCACAATCACGACTCTCATCGTATAAAATCTTTGCAAGTCTATCATATGTTAAAATTCCGCCATTGCGTGTGTCGAGTATACAGTAGTCTGCCTCGAAATCGTAGTATAATTGCTTTATTCGTATTGCTTGTTTATCTACATCACTACCCGGATTCGCTTCAATATATGGAACGATTCTTCTGTATCCATTTTTAACCTCAACAACTTTACCATCAATATTTTCTGAAGTATATGTCATACTTTCAGGCAATGCACGAATACAAGTAAAACAAGAATTATCGTTTTTATTAGAACGCTCAATAAACGCCATATCGCAAGCAAGTATTCTTATTTCACCTGGTTGTTTTGGGATACTATAAGGATTCTTATGCTTATTTCTTACATCTTCATATCTACGAGGATAGAATGCCTTTTTATTTGTTTGATTCTTCGTCAAAAGTCCATATGTAAAATATGAATTTGCACCTTCACGTAACATTTCGTTTTCATATTCTTCTCGCCAAGTAATCGGGTCTGTACTTCGTTTTGCTTCGATTAGTTGTGCTCTTGTTTTAATTGCATGTTTTAAAGCAATAGAATAATCTGTAGCAAGCATACAAGCAGAATTGTCGCCGTATTTGCTACTAACAGTATCTTTTAACAATTTACCCATCCAATGACTTGTCGGAGCAGCAGAGCTGATATAAATATTAACTGCCTCTTCTAAAAACTCATCATTTTCTTTGTATTTAACACCATATTTTTCACATTCTTCGTTGGTACGGAACTGTGAAGGACGAGTCATTTGAAACGGTTTTAACACTTTATCAACGATATATTTTGGGATACGTTTAAATTCTTCAAAAATCAAAACTGTGGAACGATAACCTAACGCACCTTCGCCACCAACTACAACAACTATAGAACTTCCGTTACGAAAGACAACCTCAATGTCATTTGTACTTGTTTTAATTGTTTCTATTTCTCGTCTAAGATTTTCAGATTTAGGCATTAATTCTTTTTGTATTTTTTCTTTTACAATAAGAGATGCCTGCTTTTTTGAACCACTAGCGATAACTACTTTTGTATTTGGATATAAAATGCATTTAGCACACGAAAAAATTGCAATAACAAAAGATTTTGCACTTGCACGTCCAGCTATGATAACAACACTAATGTACATATTAAGCAAATATAGCCATATTATCTGATACCAGTGTAAAGGGATTTTCAAATAATGCTCGACAAATACTGGAATATTACGGCGATAAAATGTAACATAATCAATAATTCTTTCAAAATTATTTTTATTGGATAACCAAGAATGTGCAGGGAATTTTTTATAGACTATTTTTTGATATTCATCCATATTAAACGCCGTCCTTATTTATATCTTCATCGTTAATCCAGTATTCTTTCTCCTTTTCTTTGTTACCAAAAATCAAATTTCTTAAAGGTCTGTACATAAAACGTTCAATGTATTCAATAATGCCAAAGAAATCATGATATTTTTTCTTATCTTGATAATATTCAGCGGGAGAGTATTTTTCTATTTCCATTATCCATTTTCCAAATGAGTCATTTGAAGTATCGGCTTCTTCAGCCTTTAATTCGGCAGCCTCAAACATTGCCTTATATGAATTTGATAATGTACCAATATCTTTTCCAGCTTGAATATTTACCTGCATTTGATATTCCAACAGACAAAGGTTTTTCATTAATTTTTGTTTTCTTACATCGGGTTTTGACTCGCACAATTTCAGTAATTCATCATAATATCCTTGTAATGTAGGATAAACAGATGTATCATAGCCCGAGCCCCAAAATTTAATCATTTTAGGTGTTAATTTATAATCCGAAACACTATTCACGTCATTTGGGCTTTCAATTATTTGAGGTGGCTTTTGCAAATAATGATATTTCATAGAATCGAAATATGTTTTGCCGATATTTGCAACTTGTCCCAAATTTTTCTTCGCACCATAATGGCTAATACGTGATCTATCTGCCGATATTTGCTTTGCTGCTTTTAGTCCTTCAATATCGTACACCCAACCAAATTGCATACAAAAATATTCGATTGCCTTACTTTCATTACCATTAAATAAATCAACAAGCTTATAATAGTAAGCATCTCTACATGAATTACAAATAGGAATATAACCATCATTGCTTTGCCATAATACATCTGCTGATTTAGAAAAGTGATTTTTCTGCGTATCCCAAGAAGCCCCACAGCAAGTACATTTATATTTTTTTTCCGTCATTTGATTAGACTTTGGTATTCTAACATCGACATTAACATCTAAATTAAGAGGAGCGTCCATTTCTTCACGAATGCTTTCTTCTCTTGATTTTATTCCTGCCAAATAGATATTCCTCCTTTTCAACTATTTTTTTATCTCATTTTCACTAGTCACGTCCCATCGAAAGAACTTAAAAACGCCGACCGTTTATGACCATATATATAAATTTATAAAAAAACACAATAGTAGTAAAAAGTTGACAATTACCATATATGGTGATATAATGATTTCAAGTTATAATATACAACGAAAGAAGAATTAAATTGGAGAATACGACAAAACATAAATGTTTTATATCATTTAAAACTCAAGATATTGAATATAAAAAATACATTCAAGAACAATTAGACATAGACATGATAGATAAGTCTTTAAACGAGCCAATTCAATCTGAAGACGAAGATTATATAATGCGAAAAATTAGAGAAGATTATTTATCTGATTCAACGGTTACAATTTGCTTAATTGGAACACAAAGTGCCGAAAATTCACCAAATGTTGATCAAACCTATATAAAACGAGAACTTCAAGCCTCTTTGTATAACGGTAAAAACAATACAAGAAATGGTATCCTGGGTGTTGTACTACCTAATATGGAATCGAAAATATATCAAGGTTCATATACTTGTGCAATTTGTGGTGAAGCACATAGTATTGTAAAAATTAATTGTGATACAACAATATACGAATTTTGTTATAATTATTATCTTCCAAAGCCATCAGACAAATGTGCTTGGAAAGAAGATGATAGATATTGTGTTCTTGTAAAATGGGAAGATTTTTGTATCGACCCAGAACAGTATATAGAAAAGGCTTTCCAAAAACGAACTTCCCCAATAGCCGAAAAGGTGCAAGTATATCCTAAATAAATTATGAAAGATAATTATATATTTAAAGAATATCAAGACTATTTAAAAAAATGCTCGTCAACCGAGCAAAATTATATTTATAATAGATTAATTAATCAAATTATTTGGTATGATAAACAAGCTATAAAAAAGCAGGCTATGTTTAAAAGACTAACAATAATCTCAACAATATCGACTGCAATTATTCCGATTTTGTCTTTAATTGAACAATATGATATAAAAATAATATCAATTATTACTAAAATCTTGATTAGTATTGCCAGCACTGGGTCAGCAGTATTATTGTCTATTTTATATTTATGCGAATATCGAAATTTATGGATAGAATATAGATCTTCTTGTGAAATTTTAAAAAGTATATTACATAGATATTTTACTCAAACAAATGAGTTTAAAACTACTGATAACAATAAACGATTTAAATTACTAGTTTCAACTTGTGAAGAATATATGACTAAAGAATTTCAAACATGGACTGAATTATCCCATGATACATCAAAAGAGCAATAATTTTATTGCTCTTTTACTTCTTCATATGTTTTTTTAAAAATATCTGGTTTACAAGGATATTTTTCGCCGTTAACGCCAATGATGATATAATCTCCGACACTTGCCATTAAATCTCCTTCTAATGTATGAATCGTTATTTCTCTATCGGTTTGATATGCTTCAACCACTACTGGCTTTTTTACATATTTTTTGATTTTCATAATCATAAACTCCTTTCATACATATTATATAACAATATATTAAAATTGTAAACATGTACAAATTATAATCATTTAAATAAATTCTCAATCTCTTCATTGGAAATTGGTTTAATATTTTCTCCATCGCCATTCAAAACTTCAAATGATTTTATACCGTCTTTATCTTGAATAGTTACTCTATGACCACCGTCAATGTCCTCAACTGAAATAGTAGGGGATACTCCGTCTTGTCCTTTAATAGCACCAAGACCTTCGGCGGTTTCTTTTGTGTATTTCTTTGCAGCCGCAAGTGTTATAATGTCCATTTTATACTTCCCACCATTTCTTATTTTCCTCGTCATACATAAATGTATTTTTTGTGTCCATTTCATAGTATGTACTTGAATTTCCTATGAAAATATCATCAAACTTCTCAATTGGTTTTTCGTCAGTTGACAAGCCATACAATTCAAGCCAAACTCTGTTTTCACGATTTCCGTATTTATTTAAAGTTATCATCATTGATTCCTTTCGTAATATGACAAAAGAGCAGGGACACCTACTCTTTTCTTTGTTAATTTATTGTTTGTTGGGTTGTTAAATCTGAATACTATCCTTTAATTTTCTAACCTTGGTAGTATCAGTTTTGATGTAAAACTTTTTAGTTACATCCGTTCCGGCATGATTCAACATAGTGGAAATATCCTCCAAATTTACGCCGGCGTTCTTGAGTATCGTCGCGTAGCTGTGGCGGAAATCGTGGTGATGTAGGGTAGGAACGTCAATCATTGCACCAATCTTTTTACACCAATCATTCAACGTGCTGTTTCGTATTGGCTTATCTTCAGTAACATAAGGTGTAATGAACAACCACCCATGATCATCAATATTATTTTCTTTGCGATATTGAATCAGATTCTCAAGATAATTTTTTGTTTCAACTGAAAAACTCAATTCTACAATTTTACCTTCTTTTTCAATAACGTCAGTGCAAATTCTCTCTTCTAAATTAACTTGTTTCCATTTTAAATTGGCAACAGCATTTACTCGTGCCATAGTGGTTAACGAAAGAAAGGCATATGCTTGTAATTGAATATCACCATATTCTTCAAGTTTTTCTCTCATTAATTGCACTTGTTCCTTTGTAAGATATGTTTGCACTGTAATGGGTTGTCCGGCTTTAGGTCTATCTATAAACTCAGTCGGTGATTCTCTTATGAGTTTCTTTTTTCGAAGAAATTTATAGAATGCAGAAATCGAAGCCATAACCCTCTTTTGACGATTTACATTATTACCTTGTTGCTTTCTCCAATAGTAATATTCCGTAATATCATCTTCGGTTGCCTCTAAAACAGATAAGTTAAACTGATGGTCGTACATAAAAATAAACCATTGTTTCAAGTCTGCATTATAAGCATCAATTGTATTTTTAGATAAATCACGGATAGACATATCTATCTGATATTTTTGAAATAATTTTAGAGTTTCGGGATTTATGTTTTGAAATTTGTTTTCATCATACATTTGTATACGTTTTGCACGTTCTGCCATAAAAATCACTTCCTTCCTATACCTAACAAAAAAAGAAGTAGAATCACATCAAATGAAATGAAACTACTTCTTTCGTGAATCTTATTTACTATGTATTGTGTTAATCTGGTCTAATACTTCGTCGATTTCAGCTTCAAATAATTTTGTGCAGCACGAATATAAGTCATCAATATAACCAAATAACTCAGCATATTTTATAACTGACAATTTATCTTTCTGTTTAACTTGCTTTAAATTATACCCTTCACACCTTGCTTCTAAATCGACATGAAAATTTTCCTTAAAACACTTATACAATTCTTTGTATCTGTTAGCATAATTACCACTTCTACGTCTACAAATTCTATTAATGACATCTTTCTTCTTATATACATCAATATCATCAGTTAAGCCATTAATAACTTCTTGCTTGTGATTAATCTCATTCTTTTGAGCCTCAATGACTTCATTTTGCTTACGAACAGTAGTTAAAGTTGTTGAAAATAATAACTTTGTTTGCTCATCAGCAAAAGGAAGATATGTGCTTATAAATGTTTCATCATCGTTTACATATCCGCCTGTCTTACGAATTGCAGGCAAAACTTCGTCTGTAACCCAATCTGAAAATTTCTCGGCTTCTGGCTTTCGACTTGTAAAGATAAGTTTATAAACGCCACTTTCGGTAAGGAAATTTTCGCCGGCATTATTCAATTTTCGGATATCGGCATTACCGACTTCCGAATTTTTAACCTTAACTACTTGGCTTTTGTTCATTTTTCTAAGATTGTCATTGACATTTTTAATCCCTAAAACTTTAGCCACATGTTTTGGATTAAACAGAACATGTCCATTCAACTCAAATACCTCTACATCATTTCCCTCAAACATCATCAAATTGTTGTTCATTAAAAATCCTCCTTTTATCAATACAAAAAAATATAGTAATAAAAGGAGAGGGCGGGTGACTATCCCGCAAATCTCTCCATTGTTGGTGTGATAGGAATTTACCCTATTCATGACTCCACCAATAGAGGTAGAAATAAGCAAGTTGCTTATAATTTTCTTTACCAATCTAACTGATTGACCTACTAACATATTCTCCGTTTTGTAAACGAAAAATATAACTTTTGAGCAATCAAGGAATCGAACCCCGACAAAGAAACCATTTTGCCCATAGAAAAAGAGTGTGCAATTTCTCACACACTCTCACAATTCATATAGTTCACCAACCGAATATTTCACGAATTCTGTCCATTTCCGCAAAACATTCATCCATATGGTTAAGATTGTCTCTTACTCTACCAAGCAAGTCTTTAATCTCACCATCACTCAAATTTGATTTAACAACGACATACTTGCCATCATCTATATCATCAACCAACTCATCTTCATAATCTTCTTCAACTTCGTCAGCATAATCCACTTCATATATTTCCGCATTTTTATTTAAATTACAATGAATTAGTCTTGACGAGCAATCACTGAAAATATATAGTACTTCACTATCATAGTTGAAATACTTGCCATTTCTCTTAGCCGGTTCAACGAAAACCTCATAATCGTTATTGATAGACAAAATATATTCGTCATCATACTCAACTACGCCACTCAAGCCTATCTCAAGTGATATGAAGTAAACATCATCATAACGAGCCAATTCTTTTATAATTGGTTCAATATCTTCATAATGTCCAATTACCGATATATTCTTAAATTCAGTTGATTGTGAAGCGAGTTCAAATATAATATCATCAGCCAAAGATGTCCCATAGTCTACTATGTAATTCTTCATATGTTAAAACCTCGCTATTATTCGTTAACTTCTCTCTTAAATGTTGAACTGAACTTTGCCTTTGGAATATACTTTGATGGCACGGCGATAGATTCACCAGTCTGAGGATTTCTTGCTGTTGTTGCTTCCTTGTATACTTTCTCCAACTTTACAAAACCAGTAATATCAACAACACCTTCTGTCAAAATGCCGTCCTTTATAATATCAATAACTGAACCAACAACTTCTGTTGCTGCCTTCTTTGTTACATTGTTCTTTTCTGCATATACTGCAATAATATCATTCTTTTTCATAATTAATTTTCCTTTCGTTCTTTACAATTATTTTTTTTAAATTTAACTCAATAGGGTACTGATACTCCAACGGCTAAAGCACGTTGGGTTCTTATATATACAGACTTCCAAATATACTCGAAAGCATATAAGACTAATCTATTTCTATAAGACTTTCACTACCAATCACTCTAATGAATGAATTAGCGATAGTATAAGGCTCGTATCAAAACCTGTTTTATATTATCTTTTAAATTGCTATACTACTTAAATTTTTATGTCCAGTTAATCTTTCTACTTCCAAATTATGAAGTTGATAGAAATTTTCAAATCGTTCATTACATTTATCAATATCAAAACTCTTTAAATCACTTGCTATATTCATTATTAAGAAAGCTGAATACAAATCTCTTTGCACCTTAATTCCACAAAAATCGTTCCATCTTTGAGACAATGTTTTCTTCTGATAAGTTCCATCAAAATGATTAAATTGACTTGCTTTAGCACTCCAAGTATCTATTTTAATTAAATGCTTATCATAATAAGATAGCTTTCTGTCTATAATTTCTAATAACATCGCAGGTGCTCTGTTAGCAATAGACTTCCCAAATCGTTTCTTCTTTTTAAATCTACCTTGTTCATTCTTTTCTGTCTTTGTAGATTTCTTAGCAAGTCCTGAAAAATTCATTGTTTCAACATAGATATTATCGCCAAGTGATATAATTTGATTAGCCAAGCATTCATGTTGATATTTTCTTACATCTGCTTGTTTACAATTTAATCCCTTTAATTCATTTTGATATTTGATATAATGATTTGATTTATTCCAAGTTACTTTCTTACTACCTTGCTTCTTGATAGTACCATCTTCATTGTAATTATTAGGATTCGTTGCTCTACGACTTCTATCCATTTTTCGCAGTAATCTTCGTTTTCCATTCTCAATATTTTGAACTTTATCTGCAAGTTCTAATATCTTTACATCAGTATAAGATGAATAAGCGATAGTAGAAGTACCAATATCAATACCAACATCTCCTTGTCCTATGCAATGTTTTATTTCACCTGTTTCCGTGTCGATTTTAACTGGTGGATTTCCTTTGAAAACGATTTGAACATAATACTTATATTTATTTCGCACATATTTTCTAACAATACGACAATATGAAATATCTGATTGCATTGCTTGATACTCATAATAATTATTATAGTCAATGATTACAGATATCTTTAATCCATTCCATAAAATCATATTATTTTTGAAACGTATGCCAGTTTTATTAGATTTTCCTTCTAAAGAATTAAGATTATCATACTTTTTATAATGTATCTTTTCTCCATTTTCATAGAAAAATTTATCATATGCTTTCCATAAATTAGTAGCTATTTTCTGTGAAGTAAAAGCATCTATATTATCAGAAAAATGTTTTTGCATTTTCTTTACATCTGCATGAAATGAATACTCTGACATACCATATTGTTTTCTTATTTCAGAAATTTCTTTCCAAATAAGTTTATCTTTCTTTTTATCTCCTGATAGTTGCGACATAAGATTTCTATATTTTGTAGTCTTAATCATTTCCTTATACCGCTTTTGTGTCACATTTACTAAGGAATTATAAATCTGTCTGCCAATTTCAAAACGTTTATCTAAAATATCTTCTTGATATTTTTCTGTTCTAAGAGGAAATTGAACTATAAAGTTTGCCATTGTATTCACCACCTTCCTAATAATATATTCTCCGTTTAATATCGTTTCTTTTGATTTTCTACATATTTCTTAATCGTTTCGCTACATACATTACCAGCAGTTGAAACAAAATAACTTCTTGTCCACAAACTAGGCATTTTATTTAACTCCGAAAATTCTTCACGAAGTATTTTACTTGTATAACCTTTAATATTTTGCATAATATCTGACGGACTTTGAGTAGGTAACAAACTAGTTTAATTTCAGCGTATATTCGCAAACCTTTCCTTTAGTCTGTTCAAATACCAATAACTTTGCAGAAGCATTAGCACTCTTACGCAAAGATAAAGAATAGCTGTCTATACCAATGATAGACCCAACATTTATTACTTCGCTATTTACACCAATTTCTTCTGTCTTATTGTGATGCAAATGACCTGCTAACAAATACTGAATAGGGACATTGTAAATTCTTGAAAACTCATCAATGGCAGCTTTCATATTCTTTACTTCACCATGTATTCCTAAAATAGTATTGCAAGCCACTTGTGCATAAATCAATCCAGTAGGATTTTCTATGTAAGTAAAGTTTGGATTATCTTTTAATCGAGTTTTGACAAACTCCGCAACAACTTTGCCCATATTATCCTCTGTGAAAGTGCCTTTTGGTTGTCCAAGCATACGAAGTTCTGAATGATTACCATCCGTAGACTGATATTCAACTCGTACATACCTAGTCAATGCATTCAACCAATTGGAAATGAAATCAGCATACTTAATTGTTCCATCAACAACGCCATATCTCAATTTCATCAACTGTGAAACTCTTAGAATACCATCATTGAAATCACCCATATTAAATACATGGAGAGTGTCAATATTTTCTTTATGTATGATTTCAACAGTCTGATTGAATAAATCCCACATTCTTTCTTCAAAAATTTCTGGACTATATGCATTTATAATATCTCCAAATAATCCCCTTAACTCATATTCAATGCCAAAATGTTCATCGCCATACACAAGGGCGAAACCACGAGGGTTATGTTTTGGTTCAATATAAGTGGGAATATCCATAGGCGTGAGAGCAGCAATAGCATTACAAATCTTTTCTGTAATCAATTCATCTCTAGCTTCTTCACGCAACCAACGATTGTATTCCAACTTTTCTGTTTGGAGTTTTACTTTTGCCTTGTCCAACTCTCTCTTCTGAAATTCAAGTTCCTTGAGTTGCTCACTTGACTCACTAAACTTACTTTGATTAGCATTCAGCATCTTCTGAAATGATTGAAATTTCTTACGGTATGTACTTTCTCCAAAATCATTTCCTGTCAACCGATTAATAATCGACGCTACGTCAGACCAAGTACCAATAATATCTTTTTGTGAACATATTCTATAAATTAGTTCTTCATCTGTTTCATCTTGAAGTCGTTCAAATTTAATAACGTCCACCGCCCTTACGATTACTCGTTAGCAGGAATCTCATCGTCCTGCTTAATGGTAAGAGAAATACCACTTATATGATTCCAATCAGCCAACAATTTGTCCAATGAATATACTTTTATATCATCTTTTGTTGTTTCAGTGATTGTCATATCTTCCATATTTATTTCCGCATTCTTTAAAGAAACTGCCTTTGTTATCTTTGCCATATGTCCTTCTTATCCTTTCAAATATAATTTTTTTGCCTTATCAGCATACACATCCTCAATATATACACGACCAGCACCGCCTTTTGTTCTGTAATGCCCTACAACAAAATGTGTTTCAGGGTCAATATAACCATTCGAACTTCTGACGATAATGCCATTTTTAATGAGGATATTCAATTCTTCTTTGGAAACGGGTTTAATTGCCTTTCACTTCTTTCTATTAAATTTGCCACAAAGGGCGTGCATTTCTTTTGTACGTGTGAAATGCTCAATGAAATATCACTTAATGGGGGCAGGTAGACGAATTGCACGTCTATCATAAGATAATGAGTCTTATATGCTACTTTTACACCAACCTGCTATATTTTTGCACAAAAAAAAGAGCCAGTTACTATAACTGACTCTAACTGTATTTTCTTTATTAAATTAAGGTGTATGCCAACTATCATCAATTTCTTTCGGAGCAAAGAAACCTTTTATACAATTTGGATTACGAATACAGATTTGAATATGAGACTGTTCTCGAAATCCAGAGGTCTCATAGATAGGATTGCCTTCTAAGAAAACTCCTCTGACAGAATCATAAGGTCTTAAACCATTATCTTTCATATCTTTATGCAGATCTTCTATAACAGCACAATCCAAATATCGTAATAATAAATCATTGTTACCTTTAACATTTTTATTTTTCGGAGTAGGTTTATCAAGAATAGACATTTTAGCAGTGAAAAGTTCATATTGCAACTTTAACATTTGTATATTATAACTATCAAGTAAATTCAAACAATATCCCAAATCAATCACTGCACCAATTACAGCTGGTTTCTCAATTTTTAATTTAGGATTAGTCATTCCACAAGTAGCCCATTCCCATGCACGTTCCAAATTTTGCTCCCAAAAGTACATTCCATTACCTAACCAATCATATTCATTTGTACTAGGCTTAAATGGTTTATGCTCATATAATATTTTATTAAAAACTTCTTGGTCACAACCATGAAACCCAATAATTATGTTTGGGAGAGTAGAATACATCAAATGAGATTTTTCATTAGTATTATTCATACTGCTATTCCTCGTCACGATAAGGTATAGCCAAATCACCATTCTCATCTAAAATGCCTGCACGTTGTAATTCTTCGATTATTGGCTTCGTTTGTATTCTTTTACCTTCTTTTTTTCTTCGTTCTATTGCTCTTAATTGAGCAAGTCGTTTATTTTGTTGTTTAATAAAGGCATCCGTTTCAGCTCTTTCAAATCTTATAATTCTTTCAATAATTACAGGCATAATATCACCAAATCTTTCATTCTCGCTCGACATACATTCATCTCCTTTAAAATCAATGAATATATTATATGCCGAAAAATATAATTTATCTCTTCCATCTCTATAATACCACAATTTAAAAGAAAATACAAGAATAATTCATTAATAATTAAACTTCAAATTAAAAAGAAACGGGATTGCCACTGGTGAAATATCACCAATGGCTTTGAATTTTTATTCAATTACGCAAATAGTAGTATTATTACTTATAAGCATATTGATTTTACATTCATTAATCCAACAAATGCTTTATAATGAACACAAAACAGACCTTCGCCTTACAAACACAAAATCGTACCAATATTCAGTCATTATCTGCTATAGTCTGAGCAATAAGGAGCTACCTCATTACTTCTATAGCAATGCATTAAGCATCAAGAATAAAGAGGACTGATTACCTCTATCTTTCACCCATGTCATTCAGAAAAGATTTTTTGTTTATAAATTCTTCTATTATATGTGTTTTATTTTAATGTCGATTTGGGCTACTCGGACGATAAACAGGGCTTATACACACATTTCTGCGTATCAACGACACAATTGGCTTATTTGGATTTTCTCTACAATCTTGCACAGTTCCACCTAGCAAGCCTCAAGATTCTTCTCACCGAGTGAGCGTCTATTATACCAACGTCCTGAAATCTACTTTTTGCTGCGATAATGTTTTGCACTTATATTTGTTATTGACAGTTTCCGTCTACTTGATATATCTCACAATATACCAAAAGTACCTACACAAAAGTATCCTTCTATGTCAATACTCAACGTTCATATAATCTCGGCATGGTGACTAACCAATCTGCACCGAGTTATCTTGTGTCCATAACAAAGCATTCGTTGGATTCATTTTTTACGTTATGTGTCAACAAGACATAATAGCCAAGTCGGCACATAACGATATTTTCAGTTACTTTGCTACCCATATCTTATATATACACACATAAAAATGCTCACAAATGGCTTAGGCATGCGGAAAAGTAGGATTTTCTATTTCGCTACTTTTCGATATTTATATGCGTTATTGCGTTTTCGATATTTTTCTTTAGCATTTGCACATTTCTCGCAATACATTTTCTTATTATTAGTGCGTACAATCATATCTCCACATAATTTACATCGAATATAACCTTTTCGTGAATTCTGAGGTAATCCATAATATCTTTTTTGATATTTCATTAATTCTCCTTCTAAGGTTTTATTAATGTAACCTACATAGAAGTGGTCTTCTGTCATAAAATCATATATGTTATTTAATTTTGTTTTGTCCTCAAAATCTTCAATTAACCTGCAATTATCAAAAGCTTTTCTTAAAAAATCTTCAATTATTTTTTTATATTTAACCCAACTTAAAGACATTTTTTCTTTTTGTAACTTAATCTTTAAATTATTGGCAGCATCCATTGCATCATCAATGATTGTTGTTAATTCTGAAGAATCCATATCCACTCCATGTAAATAATCATAATACAATTTTTTGGGGGTTTTAA